GTACATGCGCTTGGCAGGGGAGTTTGAAAACGTAACCACAGGTGAGTTTGAACCGGGGCGAGTTTACCGAGCAGCAACGGGTATGCCCGGAAAGCGCGGCGAAGAGTACAACATCTTCAACGAAGGTGCCCGCTTGGTAACTGGATTTACTCCGATGACTGCGGACCTGCGCAACGATTTCGCGTTTAAAGGTTTGGAATACGCGCCACGTCGGACAGATGCAAAGCAGCTTGCAACAGGCGTTATGAAACGTGCCGATGCAACGATGGATGAGATGCAGGTAGCTTGGGGCAAGTACCTCGACAACCTGTATCGTGAGCAGTCTAAGCTATACAGCGACATTCAGTCCGCGCGTGAGCTTGGATTGTCCGACATCGACATCCGCCGCAACCTGATCCAAGGTGCTAACCTTTCGAAGAAAGAAGTAGCGGCGATTATGGATGGTCGCTTCTACCCAACCGCTGCTACGCGTGAGCTTGCAAAAGACATCAACGCGCTGCGCAGAGCAGAGGGCCGTACAGCGGTGGAAAACAAAGTACCGTTTGGAGTGTTCAACCGATTGTCTTCGGACCGTATGAACGAGCCTCTGGCGCGGTCACGGCCTACTGAAGAGAAGCCAACGGCACCTACCCCAACGAGCAACCCCTTCATGGATCTCGTTCCGCAGCAACAACAGCAACCTGCCACGAATCCGTTTTTGGACTTGCTGCCGCAGCGTCAGGGATCACTGCCCGTGGCCCCCGCTCCTGTACAAACAGCGTCTGCTATGGTTAATCCAATCGTGTTAGGAAGCGACCCTGCAACGCAAGCGTTGGCTAAATCTCTAGGGAGGTCTCAGTAACAAGCTGAATGCCTCCAAAGATCTCAATCAAATCCTGAGCCTTCTCACTCATCTCTTCATATATATCTGGATCAGCCATCGCCGATGCATTCAGCGACATGTTTATAAATTCCAGTAATTCATGAATTTGAGTTTGATGCATCTCGCGGAAACCAAGAGTCTTCATCCGACTTCTCCCCAGTTATTACCTAGTTCATCGTCAACTTTCGAGGGGACTTTCAAGACATGCGACAACCCGTTTTCCATTATGTCCTTGATGCGTCGTGCTTGATCGTCGCCCTCTACTGAAAAGCATAACTCATCATGGACCGTTAACAAAGGGATAAGTCCCTCCGCGTAGCAATCCGCCATCGCCTTTTTGGTTTGGTCCGCTGCCGATCCTTGGATCAGTTTGTTTAACGCCTTGTAAGTAAAGGCTCTTTGCAGGTTGTTGATCCCACCGTATTCTTTTTTGGCCTCTTCAAGAGGATACGGTTTGTTGTATCCAAACGTTTTTGGTTCCCACAAATGAAATCTACACTTGCGTCCTAGCAATGTACGTATTTGACCTTGCTTCTCGGCCTTCTGACTAGCCACCGCTGCAAGCTGCTTAACGAACGGAACGTTCTCACGGTGCCGCTCAATCAGGTCTTTGGCCTCCGCCGTGGAGATGTCCAACTGGTTCGCGAGTTTACCCACGCCCATCCCGTACATGATCCCAAGGTTCACGGTCTTGGCTTCCTTACGCGTGATCCCCGCTAGGTCCGCCACCATCTGGTGCAGATCGACGTCCGCGTTCTGGTACTCCTCGACGATTGTGTCGACTACAGGATGTTTCATGCTTTGAGGCATGGATGCAGCAAAGTGTACCAAGAGCCTCGGTTCTTGGCTCGAATAGTCAAACGATCCCCACTTCGTTCCCTCCTCAGGAATGAACAGTCCTCGGATCATACGCTTGATGTCAGGGTCACGCGCAGGGATCTGCTGTAGGTTGGGGTTCGAAGAAGAGAACCGTCCTGTAACCGTGCCCCCATCGTCCGAGCGAAGCTGGTGAAATTCAGTGTGGATGCGCCCGTTCTTCTCGTGCCGCAGGATCGAGTCGATAAACGTACTGTCCGCTTTATCAAACTCCCGCAGCTTCACGATCATCTGACAAACCTCGTGCGGGTGGTTGTTCAGATACTGCTTGGTAAACGACGGCTTACCTGTTTCCGTGGTCGGATAATCCAAGTTCAACGACTCGAAGACGTCGAGCACTGATGCACTGGCCCACGGTTCAATCTCCACGCCCGTCTTGCGTTTGATCTCCTTCTTGAGATCTTGGACCTTGGACCTTAGCTCCTTGCGAACGACGTCCGCTTTGTCTAGGTCGACACGTACACCACGCGCTCTCATGTCTATCATCAACGGGATCAGGCTTGTTTCCAAATCAAAGATATGGGTCAGTTCCTGTTGGGTGATCTCGATACTCAACCGTTCCCACAGTTTGAGCGTCATCACCGCATCTTGCTCCGCGTATGCGCCCACAAACTTTGGTGGCAGCTTCCACATGTCAGCCTTGGGATCGATACCCCAGTCTTTGGCAGCGGCTCGTAGCATCCGCTCGTCCTTGCGCATGTCGATGTAGTCACGCCCGAGGTTGTTTAGGCTGTAAGAGAACCTGTTCTCGTCCACCAGTGGGGCTGCGATCATCGTGTCGATAATCCTACCCTCCACCTTTACCCCCTCTGCACGGAGCCATCCGGCGTCGTACGTAGCGTTGTGCATGATCTTATCGATGTGCGGCGTTGCCATCTGCTTCTTGAGCCACTTCATCGTCATCTTCGGATCAAGATTGTGCCCGTTCTGGTGCCGGATCGGGAAGTACCCTTGGTAATCCCCTGCTGCAATCGCAATCCCAACGATGTTTCCGTCGTTACGCGCCCATCCCGGTCCAAGTGATTGGATGTTTGGGTCCCGCGTCTCTAGGTCGATGGCGATAGCCTTGTGTTGTGACAAGTCAGGGAACTCCGTTGGGATGTTCCAGTCTGGATCAAGAGACTCGCCAAGCTCCATACGTGCCACCAAGTGTATTGTCTTTTTGTCTTTTCTGTCTCTTGCCATGCCAAATGCTCCGCTAAATCTTTCAACAGGTACTTGAACTCAGACGGATCGATTTCCGCCACCAGTTCGCCATTGTACCAAACCTTTAGTGCCTCGTCGTACACCGCCCATCGTGTCTTTGGATCTTTCATATCGTGTACTTATATCTGTGGTCTGTATCCACGAGATACAGACGGTTCTTCGTTCTCGTCAGGCCAACGTACATGGCCCGATGCTCGTCGTCAGGGTACTTGCTGTTTACGCAAACCCGAGTAGATCCCAAAAACACCGCGCAGTTGTCATCCTCGCCGCCCTTCATTCCGTGAAACGTGGACAGCTTAATACGTGGTGCACTGGTGATGTCCTCACCTCGACGTTCTAACGCCCGTATGTACTTCTTTTCTTGGTCCCCGAACCTTGCAACATCCAATGGGTCTCGATCAATAGGCGCAATCAAACCGAACTGCTGCTTCAGTTTATCATACGTCAAGAACTCGTCAGGTCTAGCCGCATCAAGCAGCCCTGCGGACCCACGCTTTACGACGGCGTGGTCCCCCTGCTTCGGGACAAAGTCATACAGAGCACGGATCGATTGCAGATCGACGCCTTCGCCGCGTTGTAGTCGCCGCCATGTCTGCGCGGATTGCGCTGCGTCTTGGTTGATGCTGCTTCGACCCTTGATCGAAAACAAATAACCCTCAGCCCAAAGCTGCTTCGACCACTCCCGAACGAACGAATTGGTTCGCGCCATCAAGGTCCACGAACCTTCGCTCAAATCAAGATCGTTTTGGTTCAATGCCCAGTCGATGCGGCCCTCGTTATCCGTGGGCATAAATTCCTTTTCCTGACGATCATGGATGCGCTTAACAATGCGCTGCGATAGCTCGTGCACCGTTCGTGGCATCCGATAACTCTGGGTCAGCACTCGGACGTTGTCTGAGGCATTCATGAACCGCTTTACGTCCACGCCTGTCCAACGGTGGATCGCTTGGTCGTCATCTCCTGCAATCAAAACACGCTTGGCGTTTCGTGCAATCTCAAACACCATCTCCCACTGGAGCGGTGTCAGGTCCTGCGCTTCGTCAACGATAAACAGATCCAGATACGGTGCCTCTCCCATCTGCACATACTTCTCAATCTGATCCGCAAAATCAAACTTGTTCGTTGACGCCTTGTAGAGATCCAACTCTCGCTTGACCCGCTGCAACTGCATGAAGTGCAAAGAGTGATCCCCAACATCGTTGAACTCTTGATCAATGGAGATCATCCGATACCGCGCCCTGTTCTCCATCTGGATGTAGATGTCCCCTGACTCCATAGCACTGGGCATCAACAACCCATCGTCTGGGTTCACGGCACTCGCACCTTTGAACTTTAACCCGATCTCCCGAGACAACACGTCCCAGTCTTCTGGGCCAAGCATGTCAGACGTACTGATGCCCAGACCGTTAAAGGCCCACGAGTGCAGCGTCCGAAACCAAGGCAGTTGCTTGCGATCAAGCTTGAACTTCGAACACGCTCGGGCAACCGCTTCTTGGATCGCCTTTCGAGTGAACGACACATAACCAATTCGATCAGGTGGTGTTCCCGATGTCATCGCCGCTTCGATCTCCTCCATCAAAGTGTACGTTTTGCCGCACCCAGGAGGACCAAAGATTATCTCCGCGTTGGGTATCATTCCTGAATCCCCCGTGGACGTGAGTCCAACCATTCAACGACCTCGTCTTCTTTCCAACGGCTTGCGCTGCGCTTGCCATCATCCTGACCAAGGACCACAGGTTCAGGAAACTCCCCATCGTGTACCCACTTGTATATTGTAGATCGAGAGACGTTCAGCCATTCTGAAACTTCCCCGACCCTCAAAAGCTTAGAACGGGATGTCATATTTATCCTCCTTAACGTCTATTTCTAATTGAGCATCATCAAACTCAGGCACCCACCAGACACGGATCGAGGTCCACTTGCCGTCCTCGCGCTTAATATTCCGTGTGCCGTGGCACTCTTCGTTGTGGTTTAATTGTTTAAGTTGATCCTGCACCTGCGCCCGTGTGTACTCTGTGAACCCTCGGTTCTTCAGATAGTCCATCAGGGCTTCGATGCGGAACTTCGTTAGTCCGCTCTCGGTCCATGGTTTACCTGTCTCCATCTCTTCTGGAGCCATGGCTCGAATGCGGCTTGTGCAGTAATCCCGCAGGTGATTGCGGAACTGTCCTGAGTATGTCAGTTCTTCCGACACAGGAACCTTTGTCGCAGTCTGCATCATACCGTTGATTGTTTGTTGCCAAACCGCTGGCTTGGGAACAGGTGGCATTATGTCCAACTGCTCCATACATGCACGTTGAAACAATGTCGGGTGTTGCAACTGATCCGTCGACAACGCTAACCGCCCACCGTTTACCGTCATAAAGTACAGGCGTGGCTCCGACTGCATGATAGTAAGTCCATCTATTTTAGGAGTATCAGGAGCAGCGTCCCCGATCCCATACCTGCGGGTGCGACAGATCCCCTTGTTACAGTGATCTTTAAGAGGACATATATCGCACTGATAAAAGTACTCTTTGCGATCCAACGATTTCTGTAGCTGCATAATCTCTGACGCAGGGAGCGCAGGTTCACACAAGATACGATTGTATTCTTCGTGATGCGTACGCCACTCGTCAGGCCACTTCATCCGACAGTACACGCCCACCGCAAACATGAAGATGTTTCGGTTCTCCGTGACCTTCCCCAAACTCGCAATCAATTCCAGACAGTACGCGCCATCGCTGAAATGCACACGCTCTCCCCCGAACGACATTTCAGTAAGCTCGGACATCGAAACCCTAGCCGCCTCCGCCTTCTTTAAAAACTCCGTAAGCTCAAGAGCCTCGCAGTCTTCATCGAAGCAGTAGCGCATTGTCTCATCCGCATTAAAATACGGGAGGTTTATGAAGTTCCCCAAGTCCCCACGATCCTCGATGATCGTGTCCTGCTTCGGGAAAATCTCGCAACCAGAGAACCCAAGAGCCGAGGCCATCTCGCCCAGTATCTCCCGCACCAAAGAAGCGGGTTCCCAGTTCTTTAGAAACAAAAACAAATGCGCACCGCCCGACTTCGAGCGACAATGTAATAACGGAAGTTGTAACAACTGAATTTTTTGCTGTAGCTCACGATGGTTTAAATCGTAAACATCGATGTCCAACGCACCAAACTTGCACACGTCACCTGACCGTATCGGGATCGACCCAATACCCTGACCACCCTTGATGTGGTTTTCCATCTTTTCCTCAGTCAACGGTTCGCGGATCACGAAACTCTTTGCATCGGCCTTACCGTTCCTGCCGATACGTCCCACGGTCGTAGAGCCGTGTCCTTTCTGTGAGCCTTCAAAAACCGCCAACAGTCTTTTCGCTGCTGACATTTTATACTCCTAGTGAAATGGGAGGGGCACTGCCCCTCCCGAGCTACTTAAAACGGGATGTCTTCATCCATTGAGTTGGAGGGCTGACTAACCCCCTCCTCAGCAGCAGCTTTCACTTCACCCGCCAACACGCTATCGCGGAAGGACTTGGCTTCGAGCAATAGGTCGCGGTTATCAACCAAACCAACCTTCTCGATTTGGTAGTTGGACCACGAACCTTGGTCATTGCTTTCCTCAGTTGTGGTTAGCTTCCACATGGTCGCATACACAGGCGGAGTGATCATCTGCCCAGTCTTCGGGTGTTTGATCTTCTGCATAGCGATTTGTGTTTTCCAACGACGGCTAACTTTAAGCTGCGTTGACTTCATGTCGACAACGACAGGCTCAAACGAACCGTCTTCGCCCACCACCAAACAATAGTGCTGATCTGATTTGACCAGTTCATTGCCTGTTGGCAGCATCTCTTTTGCCCCGTTGCGTGTTGTACGCGTCAAGACTGGATCGTTTGCAGGGATCTCCCCACGAAAACCACCGCCCTGTTCACGAGGCGTGAACTCCAGATACTTTGTTGTCTGGAAACACGGGATCAATACGACCCCTTCTTCGCCGTCCCAATGCTGATTGGACACGGTGTTGAACATATCCCCCGACGAAGCACCCTCAATGTACTCCGCCTTCTTCTTGTTCAACTGTGGCGACAACGCCTGTAGAACACGCAGGAATGGGATCTGCATCTCCGAACTATCGAAGGCTGCGCCGTCTCCCGCAAACTCTAGAATATCATCCATGACATCCGTTGATACTGATGTCTGTTTTGTTTTTGCTACTGCACCCATTATGCTTTCCTCCGAATTTGTGCTGCGTTTGCAATGAATGCCCCGAATAGATCGAGGTCGATTGGTTTACCCTCCGTCACGCGTTCTTTGATGAACGCCTTGAGTGTCGACGGGTGTACATGGGTCTTGGTCTTTGGATCGAACCCAGCCTCTTCCAAAATACCAACAACGTTTTTCGCGCTGTTATCCTGACCCTTTCCGAACGAACAGGTCACATCATTCTTAATGATATCATCCAAGTTGTTCTCACGCAGCCATGCGAAGGCTTCGTCTTTACGATCCACAGGGATCGATGCGTGGATCATCATCTTACGCTCGACAGTTACACCGTCAACGTCCAGACGTTCCACTCCCATCTCATCCATCAACGCAGGAATAGTCTCCACCGACATACGGTGCTTCTCCTGTTTCAATGATTTGAGGTGGGTTTCCGCGTCCTCGATCTGTTGCTCGACGTTACGCAGAGAGCGAACCAGTTGGCTTAACTGCTTTCCAGTTCCAGTATCGACGTTAGCAAGTGCATCGCCTTCGTCGAAGATGTCGTCAAATATATCAGTCATAAGTTTTTTCCTCTTCAGGGTTGATTTTATGAACCGTGCGGTCCATGTATTGGACTATATAAGGAGGAGTAGATGGATTACAAGTATAATTTTAAAACTAAACCATATAAACATCAGGAGACCGCATTGAACCAAGGCGGACAACGCAAGTCTTTTGGTTACTTTATGGAGATGGGAACAGGCAAGTCGAAGGTCCTGATCGACAACATCGGCATGTTGTATCAACAGGGCGAGATCGATTTTGCCCTGATCATTGCACCCAAAGGCGTGTATCGCAACTGGGTTTCGAAGGAGATCCCCGAGCATATGTCCGATGACGTACCCGTCCGTGTGATTCGGTGGGTATCAGGCGGTAATAAGGCGCAGCAACAAGAGATGCGCAGCGTCAAGGACAAGTTCGACGGCCTGACAGTCTTCGTCATGAACGTCGAAGCGTTCTCTTCTCTGAAGGGAAAGCAAGCAGGGGAATGGTTGAGTCGTGCGTTTGGGTCCAAAGGACTGATCGCTATAGACGAATCGACCACCATCAAGAACCATCAGGCCAAACGCACGAAATCTTTGACAAAGATCGCGAACGGCTTCAAGTACAAACGGCTCTTGACAGGCTCTCCAATAACAAAAAGTCCGCTCGACATATATTCGCAAGCGGATTTTCTGGAAACTGGTGCGCTCGGATACGATTCCTACTACGCATTCCAAGCGCGATACGCCGTGCTGCAAAAAAGAACCATGGGAGCGCAGTCTTTCAACCAAGTTATCGGCTTTCGAAACCTCGATGAGCTAACTCGGAAGATCGATACGTTCTCTTACCGCGTCTTGAAGAAGGATTGTCTCGATCTACCCGAGAAAACATATACTGTAAGGTATGTGTCCCCTACTAAAGAACAGTGGGATATGTACGAAAGTATACGTAAACACGCAATGGTGATGTTTGATGACGGTGAAATGACCTCGGCCCCCGCTGTGATCACGCAGTTGCTGCGCTTGCAGCAAATCTTGTCGGGTCACCTCAAGACTGACGAGGGTGAAATGATCACGTTCCCTTCGAGACGGTTGGAAACCCTCAAAGAAATCTTGGATGAACACGAGGGAAAGGCCATCATCTGGTCTCGGTTCCGTCATGACATCCAAGTCATCACCGATATGTTGAACAAAGAGTACGGCGAAGGGTGCGCTGCTGCGTACTATGGTGACACCCCTGACAATGAAAGAAACGATATTGTAATGCGTTTCCAAAAAAGTAATGCACTTCGCTTTTTTGTAGGCAACCCCGCCACCGCAGGGTATGGCCTGACGTTGACCGAAGCAAATCTCGTGGTGTATTATGCTAACGACTTTAACCTCGAAACTCGGATCCAGTCAGAGGATCGAGCGCACCGCATCGGGCAGCGCAACCCTGTGACCTACGTCGATCTGATGACCGAGGGGTCCATCGATGAAAAGATCGTCAAGGCTCTCCGCGCCAAGATCGACATCGGTGCAAAGGTACTAGGCGAAGAGGCAAGAGCATGGCTGACTATGACCCCAAAGAAATAACCAAGCTGCTCGAAGAGCGGTGTACTGGTTACGCTTCCGAAATGACAACCGCCAAAGAGATCGCAAAGTTAACCGGGTTAGATCTCGATGTCGCCCGGGCGTTCTCTCGTGGTTGGTCCCGACAATCCGCTATCGATATCCGTGGGTATCGCAAGGGTCCCGACTGGGTAAACGGTAGGTACTTGCCCGAAGATTAAACTCTGATATACTTTCGGCATTCTATACTCCTCATGGTAGAATAATGCCAAACTAAAAGGGGCCTTGCGGCCCCTCTTTTTTTACTTGGATTCTTGAAGAAGTTTGTTCAGCCTTTCGATCTCAGCTTTAAGCTGCTCGATCTTCTGGCCCTCCTGAGCCTTCACTTTCGGACGGCCCCCCTTCTTCCCTGTTTCAATGCATCGATCCCGATTGCGAAGTTGTACTGTCGACAAAGTACTTCCCCACGTTTTCCGCATCGCCGCGTTCTCTTTCTCCGCCGCTTTTAACATCAGCTTCCGTAGAACGTCTTCGTAATCCACCCCTATTATCCTTTCGAACGAATGTTATACCGTGCCTCTTCGAGGTGTCGTAAACCGACTGCGGTGAAACGCCGAGGCGTTTCGATGTTTCCGCAAGTGTCAGTCCTTCTTCGGCGCAACGCCTGTAGTCTTCAGCCGTGTACTTCCATAGCCTCATGAACTTCCTCCTCTTCCATACCATAGGTAAAAGCGTCAAGCGACAAAGCCCATAAGGTCAATGACACGCGCTGCTGCTTTTCTTTCGCGTAAATGTCCGCCTTAACGACCTTACCAGTCTTGTGCAGCTTTTCCAACTCCTGTCGGATCACAGTGTCCACGCCCCTCGAACCTAGCTCCTCGCATATCTGTCGACTGGTCATCGGAAGCGTGGCCCCATGGTCATCGACGTAATCATTCAGGATGTCGAGGATCTGCTCCTCAAGCGTAGGCTCACGCTTGATCGATACGATGTTCTCAATCGATGTGTCAAACCCCTGAATGTACCGAACCGATATGGCTTTCCATTTCGTCCGATCCCGTAACTCTGGGTTGTTCAACACAACGATGGCCTCCAACGTGTCCCCAATCTGCGGGGTGTAGTCGTGCATGACAGACGGGCTGATAAAGACCTGATCTTCCTCCTCCGTCATGCCAAACGCTGCGGCCTTATCGTCCATGTATTTTGACTGAATGATATTTACGACTCCAATGTTCATTTTGTGCATCATGTTGTTACGCATTATATTAACTTTCCTAAGGTTCTAAGCTGTTCAACGTAACGCTTCAGGTTATCCCGAGCGTAATAAAGTCTGATATCGGCATCACTTGCCTTGTCCCTCTTCAGGGTCTCATCGATACATTTGTTTACCTCCCGTTTTAAAAAATCCACTTGCTCCCGTTGGAAGGGTGATAGCTCTTCAGAACTTCGGCTCATAAACCTCTCCCCTTTCCAACTGCTCCTTGTACCGTTTGATCTGCGCACATAGGGCCTCGATCCTCGGGTCTTTGTGGTTCTCCCACTCGATGTCATCCAACTCACGCTGCGCGTGTTTCAGTAGACTTTCAATCGCCTCTACTCTTAGGTCCATTCGGGTCCTCCAAACTCCGTTCCAAAACACTTATGTCAGTCCCGCCGCACACCATGCACGGCAGATTTGTGATTCGACGCAGCTTTTCCAAACTGATAGGAAAGGTCGCTGCGACCCATAACGATTCACAATCCTCGCAAAATACGTCGAGCGTTCTTCGACGCCCTTTCTTGTCCTGCGGCCCCACGCCAATGAACCTAGCCATCAACGAGACGCCAAACAAAACAGGGATTCCCGACCCGATCAACGTGGTCCACGGCTACCAATCCGTCCGAATGAAACACAGACATGTAATACCGAACCGTGGACGCCTTGACCCCTGATCGTTCCGCAATGTCGTTGGACGTACCCATCCCGCTGCGCAACGCTTTAAGGATGCGGCTTCGTTTTGTCAGTTTACCCATGACTTTTTCTCCGCTTCAGCGTCAAACTCTTCGTTCCATCGCTCCTTCGATGCTTTCCAAAACATCTGACTGGCCTTCATGAAGCCCTCCTGATCCCAGTACTTGTAAGCCACAGACATCAACGTAGCCAAAACCTCCTCGTCACTCAGCCCATCAGGCATCAGACGCAAGATGTTTTCAAAGTACATCGACTTTTCCGTGTCCCCCTTGGGCAGGTCGGGGTTGTTCGACAGAACCATCGAAGCATAAACCTGATACCCATTCTCAGTTAATCCCATGATCATGACCTCCAATGTCGCCCAGTCCTCTACAAAAGCGAACGAATGCTCGTCCGCCTCCAAATCATACCACGATACTTGATACATCACTTCTCCTCTCTGAGTTTTGGTCTCAATACATATGAGACCTGTTCCGAAACATGACAGGACATCATGATGTCCCCGCCATACAGTTCGTATAATTGATCGTATAATGGATCCGCCAACTTGTCATTCATTGCTTCAACACAATGTCGCTCACGATCATACCAAACAAAAGACTTGGTCACCGTGTCTGGGTCCATGCTGTAACTAATCACCAACGCCGTGTAGTAGTAGATCATTCGGCCCACTCCCACCGTAGTTCCAAACTAATCTTGTGATACCGACAGTAGCCAATCGCGGCGTACGTCTTATTTGCGTCAAGGTGGTCGCTTATCGAAGCGTGAACCTCGCCCCTGTCATCCAAGACAAGCATCAGGAAATAACCGTCACTACCGTCACCCCAATTTAAAATGCGTCCGTTGTCCGACGATGTCACGAAACTCTCACCGAGGACCTCGGTCAACTCGGACACCGCCCACATAAACTTGGTTATGTCTCTGGGCATGTTATTTTTTTCCAGTTTAGATAAATCCCACTTAGCCATCTGCACACTCCATACATATCTCCGCATTTTGGCCCATGATCTTTGTCACAGGCTCCCCACAATCACACAACCGCTCCATCTCACCGTCCCCGTTGCACGTTTCACAGACCTCGGTCCGCGTGTCCAAGTACCCAACGTCACGGTCAGGGCCGTGAGGCCGAGCGAACTCAATTTCGATGGTCCCTTCCCCGAAGCAATCGGGGCAGGGAGACATGATCGGCGTCTCTTGCAACTCGATCAACAAATCCTTCATCTTACCCATCACTCCACCTCCACAACAATGTCACGCTCACAGCTTTCAGTGAGAATGTAGTCAGGATCACGGTGGTCCTTGATCCACTGCTCAATCACAGGGGCGCACAGGCTGTACAATTCCTCATTGGAAAACGTGGCAATAGGCTCTGCCCAACTACCTTGCTTCTCCACATACGCAATCGTATCGATGTACACTTCTTCCATCACCACTTCTCCCCAAACACTTTGCGGAACACATCGTCCAACATATCTTCCATCTCACGCTCAGACATCACGCGTCCTCCTCTTCGATCTCAGGCTTCCAACACTCGTCAACGCCGTCGATCCAACGGCCCTCGAACATCATCCCCTCATCCTGATAATCAGCATGAATGCGGATGCCCATCGAATGCAGCTTTTCCCAAACAGGAATAGGCGGAGACCACGCCGTCCAACAGTTGAACTGAAAAGACGCGTTCATGGTCCATGGATCATCGCTAGGCTCATCATCATGAAGCAAAAGAGACTGCGTCATCTCAACCTCAACAACGTCCCACTTTGTCCCCCAGTTCTTAACACGCCAGTCATACCAACCCGCAACCTCGAAACCCTGCCACTCGGTTCGTGGCGCAAGCCATTGCTCAAACGGCATAGGAACAACCACCTGACAAAACTCTGGCTCTGCCTTGGTTAGGTGGTCATACAGTTCCTTAACCAAGAACCTCGGTCCATAGACCTCTACACTCTGATAACAATGATTAGGCATTCTCTTACTCCACAAAATCTAAATCAAAACGATAATAGGGTTCCACATAACCCCACTTACAGTCAGGCATCTGCATCGATGCAAACACCGCCCACTCAAATGGACCCGCCTCAAAGGACACATGCCAATTCTCACCGTACCCCTGCGCCTTGCGCTGCTCTGGGGTCTTGATGTGAACCTCATAGTCTGGGTTCATGCCAACATTACGGCACCAGTCGCACAACGCTTTGTACAACCCCTTTGCCGCACCCGCCTTTGTGCTGTACGCAGCGGGATCCCAGTCGATCACCATCGTACCCTCTTCCATGCAATCAATCTTAAGCATCTTCAACAACCTCCTCGTCATAATGCTCCGCCAGTTCGTGGTAATCGATCTCACCCAATGCGCAGTTCAATAGGTCTTGGATGAAGCCATCATTCACATGCCGCCTGTTCTGGTCGTCAACCATCTCCTCGATAAATTCGGCAGTGATCTCGTACCCATCTTCTTGCATCATGGTTAAGCTGTCGCCCAACCATACGTTCACGAGCCACGTTTCTTTGTTACTCCAACCATTGTAAGCCATTCTGTTATCTCCTCATGATTTTTAAAATGAACTTGTCAAAGTAAGATAGGCACTCATTGTTTTATGTCAAGTTGGTTTGAGAAAATAATTGAGAAAAAACTCTTATATATACATTTGACCCCCCCCCTTACGAAAAAAAAAAAATCTGAAAAACGTCTTTTCAGCGTATTAAGCGTATTACAAAGCGAATAAACATTTATATACAAAGAGTTAAGGGGTGTACTGCATCCGTATTAAGAGCGTATTATAATACGTTTCAGGTGTATTATGAGTAGCAACATGCCCTGAGACCTAATTCGAAATCGTTAAAAATAGCCTTGGGGGGGGTAAAAACGTGTTATAGACAACCCGATTTAATACGGTATTAATACGGTCATAAACATTGGGAGACTGATGCAGATGAGCAAAAAAGATATCGAAGAAAAGCATGACCGAAAGCTGACAAATCGGCAGATGACTTTTGCTCGACATATTGTGGAAGGGATTTACAGCAACGCGGAGGCGGCTCGACAGGCTGGTTACGCTTCGGACTTGGCTCCTGAACGCGCCTCGGTTCTGTTGAACGGTAGAGATTACCCACATGTGGTTGAGTACATCCAAGAACTTCGCGAGGAACGAGAACGTCGTTACGGTGTCACCACGATGGGGCAGTTGGAACGATTGTATCAGTTGTCACGCGGTGCCGAGGAGGCAGGACATTTTTCCGCAGCAATCAACGCGGAGAAAATTAGATCTGCTTTGGGTGGTCTGACAATCGATAGACGAGAGAACATAAATACCGTGGATCAGATGACGCGGGATCAGATTGTTGCGCGATTGGACGCGTTAAAGAAACAATATCCACAGGCGTTTGAGATCGAGGCAGAATACAAGGATGTGACACCCGATGAGCAAGGGACCAGAGTCGAACTTTTGGAATCAGATACGGCAGAACCTACCGAAAAAGTGCTTCGCGACCCGAATAGAGAATAAGCACGGCGGAGGAGTACCAGATGTCCATATGGTATGGGATCACCTACCCTTTTGGGTCGAACTGAAAGTAGTGAAAAACAACGGCGTTAGAATTTCGCCTCATCAAATCGCGTGGCATATGGCTTATTTCGCGCGAGGAGGTGCATCGTTCTTCTTGGTAAAGCACCTCCCGACCAAGCATATATATTTATTTGAGGGGAAGCAGGGGCCTGAGGTTCTGGAGCATGGGGTCCTTGGCGTGGAGGGTTCGCGGTTCGAGGATGTTGGCTCGATGTTCGAGGCCCTGCGGCCCCACGCGGCTCGATTATTGGGCCGGTGATAAAGCCCTGCGGCCCCACGCGCGCCGTTTTCTTAGGCCCGGGCCGACGAAGGAGGCCCGGGACAAACTAAATACTGTGTCGAGGAACGAGACTCAATTTAAACTAATACTTGTTCCCCGACTAGGGGAACTCATTTTAAACTGACAGCGTCCCGCGACTAGCGGGACACATTATGATAGTAGTTGAAGAAGGGAGCCGAAGCCCCCTTCCTTTATTGGAACAGTGAGTCATAGTCATGAGTTGAGAGGAAGTGCCGGAAGTTATTCCCGACACCTAGTTGATACGCTTCCCACTCATCGCGGAACTGTTGAGCGTCGTCGCCCTGTAACCAGAACGACCAACCTGC